GCTGATATATTTAATTCTGATCGTGTGCCAAGATAATCACGGGCGCTGGTAATCTGAAACAAACGATCACCATGGGTTAAATACGTGCCTTGCTGCAATTTATCACTGTATCGAGCGCGAATCGAAACCTTTGCAGCGGATCGTATACCTGACTGCATAGGCACATCTGCAAGCTCTTTTGAGACAATGCTAGCCCATATTTCTCCAATATTGACCGATTTAAGCTCATTATCAAGCTCTAAAACGCCACAGTTATGACGTAAACGTCCAGCCATAACGCTCATATTCCGAGCCCTACACGATTAAAATGCAGCAGATTATTGACTGTTTTATTATCTTGAACTGAAACTCCGACAAACTGCGCCTCTCTATTCTCATAAAGATCCGATACAGTTAGCAAAATAGCAGAATGCACGCTTGGCGATACATCATCAACTAGAAGATTCTTGCCCGTATACAGAGACGCATAATCAATCGCTGCGTCCAAGTACATCTGTATCAAGTCGTCTTCAGCTGTTTCGCTTAGCTGTAGTCTTAGGTGCTTCTTTACTTCGGCTAGGCTTGGCAGCATCTGACACCTCGTTAACTACTTTTGCTTTATAGGTTGGCTCAATAAACTGGATGATACCACTTGCTTGCGCATCTGTGGCTTTAAACTCCTGCCCTTTTTCAATACGGCCAAGCTGATCATGCAGCAAAGTGTGTAAGGCTTTGTATGTTTTCATGGCGTTAATCCGTGATTATTTTTGTTAGTGTATCATAATGCGAATATAAAAAAGCCCCACCATTTACGGCAGGGCTTTTCTTGTTACTTTACAGCTTATGAAGTGGTGATTAGACCGCTCATAATACCGCTTGGGCGGTCTACTGCTAAGCCTAGACGCTCCTCGCAACGAATTGTCACAAGATTATTCGTGAAATCCTGATCCACGAAGCCCATCTCGACAACAGCACCTTGGCGCTGATAGATGGTAGCACTTGAGCGCAACGCGCCGATAAGGAACGAACCTGCGGTCATGTTGTTAGACATTACCACGTTCACGCCGAACGGCTGGCCGCCTGCGTTAGTGCCGGGCGCGCCGTACAAGTAAGCACCAGTGCCATCACCTTCACGCGCAAGCTCCATCGCCGCCCAATCTGCTGGATTTACGACTACGGTATCGGGCATGTTGCCAGTTGCCCATAGTGCATACTTGGCTTTGTTGATTGACTCAACCAGGTTTGCGCCAGCGGTAGGCGTGAATGCAGTAAAGTTACCTGCGTTCATCAGGCCAGACAGTAGCGGTGCAACACCAGTGCCTTTGAGTAACTGTAAATCAATACGCTGTGCAAGGCCATCGCGTAAGCGAGTGTCAATGTAGGCAGCGATTGCAGGCGCATCAGCAAGCAACTGGTTAGATACTTTAATCCAGTGCGCCACAGTCTCAATGTTCACGTTGTATTGCTCAAACGTGATGGCAGACTCAGGCTTAGCAGTGCCTTGCGTAGTCTCAGCCGCACTGTTTGTCCACGCCAATTCACGCAAGCTGTTCACGGCATTACTTGTTACCGCAATAGTCGGAATCAGATCACGGATAGTCAGCGGCTTAAAGTCGCCAGCAATAACGCCGGGGCGCTGGTCTGGGAATGTAGTTGTAGTGCCTGCTAATACTGTATTTTTAACCTCAATACGCGCACGCTCAACAACGCCAGACCCTAATCGCTGGAATGCGTCAGACTTAACGAATTCTTGACCCGCTGATAACATAGAGTTACCAACAGCAAGAGGTGTGCTTTTCTGTGCAAGATCAGCAATCTCGTCACGCATAGACTTGAATTGCTCAGCAAGCGCGTCAACGCGACCAGTAGCTTCAGTGCTTGCTTTGCCGTGCTTCTGAAGCTCAGCATGATAGCCATCCATCTCTGATTTCAACTTGGCAGAAACTTCACCAAGACCCTGTTCTAATACCGCTTTTAAATCTTCGCTCATGGTTTTATACCTTTGGAATGATTGTAGAATTATTGAATTTCTGGAATACGTCCACAATCACTGCGGAGCTTGATTTAGCATCAGAATCACTCTGAGACAAGGATTTAATGCGCGCTACCAGTGTTTGCGCATCTGTCCGTGAGAAGCCGCCAGCATCGCGCAGGAGGCGTTCGCAATCTTTTAAAGAAACAGCGTTTTGAATTTCTGTTTTAACGTAGTCTAATTTATCAGCAAACTCTAAAGATTTACTGTCAGGCATATCAATTCGCAAGCTCTTAGCAGCGCGCAGCGCGTTAGTGCTAATCATTCTTGGCTCTGCTGGAGTAAAAGTCAAAGAGTCACGCATTAGCGGCCACTTTGTAATTCTGCCATCTGCCTGTCGCTCTGTTTTGCCTTGAATGGCTTCGCTTGAAGTGCCAAGCAATCCAGACTTAATAAGTGTTTCAATGCGATCCATGTACCGAGCTTGGCGATTTAATACTCGCTCAACAAAAACGCCGGTATCATCAATCTTTGCAGTTTTCCAGTCGATATAACCGAGCACTTCATTTGAGTCCATACCCATCTTATCAGGATCTAAACCATGCTCAAAATCAACATGGATCATCCCGCTCTTAGTGTATGGGCTGTCAATCTCTGTTTCAGCGGTAAAGTATTCGCCAGTCACATCACGACCACCAAAAAGGATCATGTAGTTGGCTACACGAAACTCTGTATCTGTGATAGAAACAGCTTTTAAATTATTTTCCATCTTCAGTCACCTGATTAAATTGACCAGCTTGCAATATCGGTATCATAGCACCTTGCACAAGTAAAGTATCGCCGCCTGCCACTGGCAATCTACCCTCAAGCTTGCGCGCCTCGTTTGGCGTTAACTGACCTGAGTTTATAGCCTCACGGTTTGAATCCATGCGCGTTTTAGTATCGGCGCGCAGCAGTGCATCAAAATCAAACTCAGCCTCGTAGTTTTCGCCGCCTTCGATAAGCCATCGCAAAATACTAGACTCGAACTTTTCAAGGTATGGGCGCAATGATAACTTGTAAAACGCCTGCATAATCTCATACACGTTAGACCCAAGGCTTGATTGGCCGAACGTCTGATTCAGCAGGATAGATGGCACTCCAAAGAATCGCCCGATATCTTCAATCTGAAAGCGGCGCGAATCCATCATCTCGATGTCTTTAGGTGACATACTGACCTGCTGGTACTCCATACCTGCCTCAAGCACGAATAACCGGTCATCATTACCACTCTCTAAATCTTTAAACGCTACCCGGATTTGCTGGCGCTGCTCTGCGGTCAATGTCTTATCAATGGTTAGAACGCCGCTCGGCTTAGCGCCACCGCTGTAAATCTTACTTACACGGTTGTCAGTAGCAACAGCAATACCGATACTGTTACGAGCATACGATAGCGGTGACAGTCCAACGATACCATTACCAAACAGCTTGACATGCCAAAGGTTTTTATCACTGTAAACTTTAACATCATTACCGACAATGTAAGTGTGAACGACAGTGCCATCTGATAGCAGGCTTGTCTCAACCTGAGCTGAAGATATTGGAAGAAGCCCAACAATACGACTACTTGATCGCTGAATGATTGCGTAAGCGTTACCACTGATAGCAAGGTTAAGCGCCATTGACTCCCAGAACTCAACGTTCGTTTGATACTGGTTCGGCTTGCTTGTCAGTACGCGATACAAGTCATTGTCGTAAGCAGGGACTCGACCGTCAGGCGTAACCTTATACAGATTGAAAGGTAGCGACCCGATAGTCTCCGAGATGATTCGCACTGAAGCCCATACCGCGCTAATCTGCATAGCAGTATCAAAGCTAACGTCTGCTGCTGCTGATATCGCATAGCCGCTTGGCTGGCCTGATTGTACGCCAGTGTCTCGCGGAGGTGCACCCGGTCCTCTGAAAAAATTACGGATCGCGTAGAACATATTTATAGCACCACCGGATCGTTTAAGAAATCATCTAGGTTGAATGTATCGCTCACGTCTTTACATGATACACCAACGGCCAT